TCTCTGATTCAATTGTAGCTTTATACTCACGAAGTTCAGTAAGTTCTGTTTCCTTAGTGTCTACTTCCTCGGACCTAGATTTTAATTCATCCTTAATTCCTGATAATTCGTCTTTAATTTCTTTTAGTTCTACCTTAGTTTTCTCTAATTCATCCAACGTATCTTCCTCCTTTATCTTTGAAGCAACTGCAACTATGGGAGTTCTGCCAGCATATGCTGGTAGTCCTACTATAGTAACGGCTCTAAGTGAAGTTCCAGATAGAGTTTCTATTCCATCATCATTTGTGGAAGAGTCTTGATATAAGATTTCCCAACTAACATTTAAAGGTAACTTATTAGCAAATGAATCTTTTAGATACTCTACATCTTCTGGCCTTTCTCTAGCCCATAAAGTAGCTATACATTTAATTTGATTTTTAAATTTCTTTAGGTGTGTAATAGGACCTAGAGGAAATGCATCTTCGTGCCCATCTTTCATTTCATTATAGGCCATTTTTAGTGGGGTATAAAAACCAGATTCTATTAGGTTATCAAACTCCTCTTCTGGAATCCTTTGTTTATTTTCATTAGGCTTATCATCTGTGAGAATAAAAGCCATGTAACTGAATTGACTATTCTTAGATATAGATGCCAAAGCATCCTTATCAGTGTCTAATTCAACTTGAAAATCTTTTGTATATATCTTATCTGGCATGTTTAAATAACTCCTTGGCTATATAAATACATATAGCTACATAGTACTACCTTAAGTATACCAGGAATTTGGGAAAAAAGATCAAAATACAATTATTTTTTCTGTGGATTGACATTCACCTTCTTTTGTGGTTGAGAAGGGGCTGTAGGACTAAATGGCTGTGCTTCAAATTCTTCGAGTCCTAATTTTTTAAGTTGCTCCTTTTCTGATTTTCTTTCCTCTAGTTCTTCTGATAAAACATATCCAAAGACTTCTGCATATGATTTTCGAGAGAGGTTTCCTGTACTATAAAGTTTAGAAATAGATTCAACAAAGTTCTCAAATCTAACTAAATTAATATCTTTAAAAGACATGATGGTTTTTCCTTTTAATCTATTCTCAATAAAAATTCCATCAATAATCTCATTAATAATAACTAATATCTTTCTTCTAAAATGATTTATGGTACGTACAGGAGAAATGGTAGCAAATTCTGGATCAGATGAGCCTGTTCTTTCTGTCTCTCCTGTTATTAGAATTCTAGGAAAGCCCATTGAAAAGATAATATCTTGGTTTACACTTATGTATTTCTTCTCATCTAACAGTGCTTCTATAGGAGGAAATATCCAGTCTATCTGTAAGGTATGATTAGCAAACAATTGAAAGATTCTTTCTATATCTCTTCCACCAGTATTTCTCCAAGTCATCTGGTCTCTAATAGAATCAAATTGAGTATCACCTTGATCCTCAGTTACAGGAAAATCTTTATCTCCTAATCTAAATAATTGAATAGCACTAATTACTCTGGATGCAATTGAATAATCCATTCTTCTTAAATTTCTTTTATGTTTAAGTGGTTCTATAGCAGAGTATAGAAATGGGATTGGATAAGGAGAGTCAGTTAGATATCTTCGTCTAACAATAAGATCATTCTCCAATAGTATTTCTTTTTCTCCTGCTAGAATTTTGCTAACAAATTCAGGATACAGTGCTTTTAGTTCTAACCATAATTTCTTATCTATAGTTCCATCTGGGTATTTCCCCTTATTCATAATAAAGAATATTAGTTCGGGTGGAACAATTATAAAATAGGAAGGCCTGTCTGTAAGAAATGTAGTATTTATTTTTATTGTAGCTGGATCACGCAACCACATTGATACAGGTAAGGTTAGGTTAGCAAACTTCTTAATTTTTTTGCTCTTTAAAATATCTCTTCTTTCTACTGCATATTTAATCTCAGGAATTACTAGCCCTGAGATTAAATATTCTAAAGCCATTTCTTCAGCAAACTCTTCTAATGGATATTTTAAAGAGTTAATTATATTTATTTCATTATTAGATAGGTTTCTTTTCTCAAATATTAGTTCTGTAATTCCAATATCAATCATCTTATTAATTACAGTAGATACAATGCTATCCTTCTTATAGAAAAATCTACAGGCCGTAACAACCTTCTGGAACTCTTTCAAGTCCATAGATTCCATTTTATCTATATCTTCAGATGACCAAGGATTACTAGATGTAATATTGTAGCCTAGATTCATAAATGCTGCACTGGCTAATTTTGTGATGTCTTCTTTTTCTGTCATAGTTTCTCTCTTTTATCTACTATCTAGAACCATGTAGGTTGAATTAGTTTAGCCCCCTCTTTTTTAAATGATAGCATCTCGTTCTCTAAATAATATGCTAAGGTTCCACATAATAATGCTGTTGTAAAATGATCGTCTCCTCTTTTACCCCCCTTTGGAGTTAGTGTTTTATAAACAATATTTCCTGATGGTTGTTTTAGATAAGTCATTCTTTCTAATTCTGATATTAACTCTAAGTCAATAGAACTATAAACTATCTTGTGACTGTTTGAATACTCCTGTAGAATAGATACAGAAAGTGGTTTAGTCTTGGATTTTATATCATCACCAGCCGAGTCTTTTCCAATAACTGTTTGAGAAGCAAAGTTAATAGGTATTAATCTTTTCTCATATTCTTTATGTATAAACTCATCCCCACCTATTAGGGTTTGTACAACATGAATTCCTGCATGTCCTTCATCCACACCTATTACAGATGGACTAAATTTAGTATCTAGATAATCTATTATCTTTTCTTGTATAGGATAAGGAACTTTTTGTAGTTTAATTCTACCATGAAATCTTACTGTGCCTCTCCGAATATACATAATTATAATAGCAGTTGGGTCTGTATTCCCTTGAAATGCTGGTTTACCCTTACGTCTAGTAATGTAAAATCCTGTAGATGTTTTTAGGCAGTATATTTTTCCATTATAATCAAATTCTGTGATATTCTTATCTCTACAAAGTTCGTTCTCTTTGTTAGTCATAATACTAGTTTTGCCTATATTGTCTTTCTCATAAAACTTCATAGTAGATGAATAACCTAAAGATAAAGCCAGTCTTTGTACTTGATTCAGTAACTGTTTAGATGAACTATTATATTGTGGAGACCGATTAGAATTTAGCCTACTACCATCTCCTAATAATAATGTTCTTAAGAAAATCTCTTGATTCTCTGTAGATGTATTGAAAATAAACTCAGGTATTTTCTTATTTCTAGAATGAATTCCGCAATTCTTTCTAAGCCATAAAACAAGGGCTTTACAGGTAATTCTCCAATTTATTTGCTGTTTTCCCCATTGAGTTGTAAATTCTTTTCTACTAATAGTGTAAGGTAATTTCTCTAGTAATTCGTCAATTATCTTAGAATTTTCCCCCACTTGTTGAGTAATATTAACTTCCCAATTACGATTCGCTGTTGCTGAACCTTCTGAAATAAACCATCCAAGAAATCGTAACCACAAAATCATGTCTACATTTATATCTTTCTTTTCTCTATTTTTTCTATCGCAATAATAATAGGGAACCTTAAATATATCAGGTCCTTTTTGTATCTTATTTTTAGCTGAGAGTTTGACCCTAAACCTGTTATTTTTCAAATTAAAAAGGTCTTTGGCCTTCATTTCCTCATATTTTTGTGGGGCATGTCCGATAGTTTTTGCTGCCCAGATTGTATGTTCTGGAGTAACACAGAAGTTTGTTAGTTTTCCATCAACCTCTATCATCTTTCCTTTATAATCTTGTTCCCAAAGTAGAATGGGTTTATCCCAAATAATCTCACTGGTTTCTGTATTATAACACGCTATAATATCTTCTAAAGTTACATCTTTGTGTTCTAACCATCCACGTTTAGTTAATACTTCTGTATCCTCTGAATAACAATATCCTAAATCTATTCCGAATATAATACCTTCATTATCTGGTACTTTAGGAAATATAGCTAATTTAGTCATATATTCCCCTAGATTATCTTTCAG